TCAGGTATTTGCAGCCGCCAGCAATGGCGGCTGTTTCGTTTCCAGCTCCGACATTGACGTAATCTTGACGTTCTCGGCGTGGTGGGCGAGGTGTGTCGGGGCAAGGTGGGCGTACTTCTGCACCATCTCGATCCGTTCCCAACCCCCGAGTTCTTTCAAGACCATCAGTGGCGTGCCGGCCTGAACATGCCATGACGCCCAGGTGTGGCGAAAGTCGTGGAAGCGAAAGCCGGTGATTCCGACCTGCTTGCAAGCGCTGACCAGGATCGACGAATCGATCTGGCTGATCTGGGCGGGTTCACGTCCAGGCCGCGGGCGGCGACTGAAGACAAGGGTTGGGTGAGTCCCCTGGCGGCGCTGGAGTACAGCCATTGCATCGGAGTTCAACGGGACGGCGCGCGCCCGCTTGTTCTTGGCTCGGCCGTGCGTGATCCAGGCGTGACGTTTCCCCATATCCACCTGTGACCACGATAGGGACAGCACTTCTGTTGCACGCATCCCGGTGGCCACGGCAAACAGGCTGACTTCGCGCATCCAGTCCGTGGACATGGCTTGAATCAGGTGCACGATCACGGCGGGTGGTTCCCAGCGAACGCGTACATCCGGTTCGACGAATTTGCGAAGCTTGGGGGCGCGGTTGAGCCAGCCCCATTCGACACACAGCGACAACACGCGCTGGATGGTTGCAAGATAGCGATTCTTCGCTGCCGCAGTGAGAGGTTTTGCCTTGCGGTGAGCGTGGCTCGTGTGTGTCGGCAGGGCTTGTAGTATGGCCCCGCTTGTTAAAGAACTGACTGCAGTGCTGCCACCCAGGGCGCCACGCCAATATTTGACGTGGCGCACCTTGGTGTCGTAGTCCCGTTGACCTTCCGAAAGCCGGAGCATCTGCAGCGCGGCTTCGTCGAAAGTGTGGGTCGGTTCCTCCCCAAACTTCACTTTCCGCCAAGCTTCAGCCTTCAGTCGGTCGTGGTACTCCTGGGCGGCCTTTTTTTCTGTGGTGCCAGAAGAGCATCTAATTCTCGGGATGCCTGGCGAGCAGATGTCGATCTGCCAAACCCCGGATGCTTTGTCTCTGCGGATTGACATGGTGAATCTCCGTCGACCTGCAGCGATAGCCGGGTCACATTGTTGCTTTTCTGCCCCAGCAGGGCAAGTTGGGATGGCCAGACGCGCCAGGCGCGACCGCCCGGCAGTCTGAAGCCGATCTGTTTTCGGCTGGCGAACACGGTTTGGTAGGACAGTCCCAACCGCTTCGCCGCCTCCCGTAGGGAGATGGCGATTTCTTCGCTCATGCCTCATCTGCCTTATTGAAGAGGCTTTCCAGACCGGCTCGAGCTGCCCGTGCGGCCACCGGGTCGCGTCGGCCAGGTGGGCGAGCGGCTCGCGGTCCGTGGCCGCTGTTTGCTGCGGCGACCGGGATGTCGCTGCCCTCCAGAGGGCTTGCAGCAGCCACGACGCGCCGTGCGTCGTCCATGGCTGCATTCCAGCCGCGCACGTAGACCCGAATTTCCGCGTCCACGTGCTTAGGCAGCAGCAGGCTCCAGACCACATCGTCCTGCTTCGTGAGCTGGTTGCGCTTTGTGTGGGCGCCGCATCCTGGCCATTGGCGTTCCAGTTCCTGTATGAGTAGCGCCCGCCGACGCTGGTTGAGGAGTTCGATGATTGTGATCATGCCGTCCTCTCCGTTGTAGGCGGACGCCCAGCCGTGTCGAGCAGGCTTCGCGCCGCCGCGGCACCGGCCTTCAATTGCGGGTCCGTCGAAGCGTCCAGAATGCGCGTCGTGATCTCGAGCGCGCTTGCCAGTGTGGCGCAGCGTTCGCGCATGGCAGCCGCCTCCGCTTTGGCCTCCGACAGTTCTGCCGTGGCTTTGTCGTAAAGGCGGGTGTACAGCGCGCGGCCGCGCACGGCCGCCGCCAACTGCTCGGTAGGGGTGCGAGGCTTGTTCATGCAGCCTCCTGCAGCGCAACCGCCTTGCTGCCTGCCTTGAACGGCGGGCGTTCTCTGAAACCGTTGTGAAGCAGCTTCTCGGGCAGGTAGTTGAGTGGATTCTTCGCAACGCGCGCTTCGTACTCCCGTGCCCGCGCTACGACTTGTGGCGAAATGTCGGGGCCGATCCAGGTCGCAGCGTCGGGTCGCGCGAGCATCCTGATCGGAACGCCGTGGTACACGCCGGGTTTGACATGGGGCGCCGGGTGATTGGCGTAGCACTTGCGCCCACCCGTCACGCGATCCAGGAAATCGAGTTCCGCTTGTATCGCATCCTGGTCGCGGCGGCCGATCGCGGTAAGCGGCATGGGTCGATCGCAGATCTGTGCCCATGCCCACCGATCCGCGAGGATCTCGTTGGCCTGCCACATACGGCGCAGCGTTTCGGACCGGAAGTCAGGATCATCGGCCGCGCGGCTGAACTGGAAGGACAGTGAGCAATAATTGTCTGCGCGATGGCCGATTTCGTGGTGCAACCAGAACAGGTACATCTCCGAGTCGCTCAACTGGGCCAGGTCGCATTCGAAGCGTTTGTGCGCGTTGTGCCTTACGTCGCCCGCATCGACGCTTGAGCAGAGCAGCAAAGAGGATGCTTCGGTCAGGGATCCGATCTCCTTGTCGGAGGTGGCGTCAATCACCGCGACGTCCAAGCCGCTGGCGAGCCCGATGATCTGCGCCGGCTGCTCAAAGAGACGCAGCACCATGCCGTGGGTCTTGGCGATTTCCGCATATTCCCGGTATTGAGCCGGGGTGATGTGCAGGACAGTATCGGTCCGCTTGCTCATGCGGCACCTCCAGCCTTCAGGGCGTCGATGGCGCCGTCGACTTCTTCCAGGTGCCGACCGCACAGATCGCGTGCAGCGCCAACGAGAATGTCCAGGTCGGCGATGTCGTTCACGGGCAAGTTGTTGGCCGCATCCAGGATCGCGAGTACGTGCAACAGACCAAGCCGTGCGGAGTGCAAGGGGGCGATTACGTTCGGGGCACTCATTCAGCACCTCCGTTGGCCAGCAGACGGCCGGTCACGACGCGATGCAGTTCGGTGAACCGATCAACGTACCAATGCGGCTGCGTTTCGCGCGGCGAGGCGGGATTGGTCAGGTTCTTGCCGTAGGCGAGGCCTTTTTCGGTGATAGCCCAGAAGTGCTTCATCTTCGTAGGATTCGACCGACTGGTGCGCGTGCGCTCTTCGATCATGCCGGCGTCGCGGAGCAGGGCGTTGTACGCGGCCACGTTTGTTGTGATGCCGTGCTCCTTGAGCAAGGCGGTCAACGATGCTGTCTTCATCGAGCTGCCGGTCTGGCTATCTGGCGCGGCATCAACCACGTAGGCAGGCAGGAATGACGTATCCAGATGGTGGTTCTTCGCGATGTGCTGCAGCATGGCCACCTGGCATGACGGGGCCGGCCGCAACAGACGCGTGAAGCACTCCATGATCGCCAACTCGCCGACGAGCTTAGGGGCGGCCTCGGGGGCGTGCGTATGACCCGCCCCATCATGCAGACGGCGTTCGCACTCGATGAAGTACCGCCGTGCCTGCTTGCCCTTCGCGTTGCGCTCGACCATGGACAGTTCCTTGGCCATGTCCAGGCTGACGACGTATTCGACCCTGGGCCGACCTTTTTCGGCAACTGCCGAATAAGTCTCAAAGTCCTGATTTTCAACGAAGCTGTATTGGTCAATGCGCTCCTTGATCCAGGTGGCGAAGTGATCGCCGTTCTCAAGGAAGACATGCAAATCGCGCGCGTTGGCGGTCTGGACGCTGTGGCCACCAATCTGGCCGATGGTGACGGGGATGAGGTGGTTCATTCGACACCTCCAACCGCAGCACGGAAGGGGGCGGCAAGTTCTTGAAAGCGCTCCCGCCCGTAGTCAGCGCCGTTGGCAATATCCGCGGCGACGTAGGCCCCCATGGCGGCGAGCTTGCTGATACGACCGAGCGCCGTCGCCGGGTTCGGGTAACGCTGATCCCTGGCGATCGCGTCAATCGCCTTGAGCAGTTCGTCCAGCTGCAGCAGCGCTTCGACAGAAGCTTCGATCCAGCACACCAGTTCGTTGTCTACGGCGAGCAATAGCGGGGCCATTGACGAATCGTTGACGGTCAACGATGCTTTTGCTACATTGCGAGGATGAGAAATTCCCTCCGCGCCTTGCGGGCGGATATCTTGCTTGGACATGTTTGCCTCCTACGGCTGTCCGAGATTGAGGGCCGCAGCGTCAACTGCGGTACTTCCTAAGCCCCGGTCTGCGCCAACAGATTCGGGGCTTTGCTTTTGGTGCAGTACATCAAAAGATGCATGAATGAACAATAGCAAATGATATTGATGACGGCAAGCTGTTTTTTGACGTGCCGAACTGTGCCCAGTGTGCAGGCAAAACAGGGACGCGGATACGGTGCTTATTTTGAGGCGGCTGCGAGCGAGCCGCCCCGGTCCTTGGGAAGGCTAATCTCCTTGCTTTGTGCCCCGGCGGATTCGTCGTTGAATTCTTCTGTTAACCGCCGGTAGTAGAGAGAGCCTTTCATCGAATTAGCAGGCCCTTTGAAAGTGGCGCAGGTGCGTTCAACCGTGCGCTGGTCGATGAAGATATCCAGGTCCGGCGAGGCGAGAATGTGTTGCAAGCCTGCCAGCTTTGGTCGACCGAACAGGCTTTTGTTGCACATCCACAATCGATACATCAATAAGCGGATTTTCGCGGTTGCATCGCGTCTTCGTATCGGCGGCAGATGCCTTCTTGTCGACGCGAGCACTTCAATTATCCGCTGAGTCAGCCTGGAGGTTTCTGCCTCTGGGGAGTCCCGCCACACTCGGCGCACCATATGTGTTGAATCTGCGGCCTGGTAGATCTGTCGCATCGCATCGATGCCGGCAAAGCACTGGCGCTCCAAATGTTCTAAGTTCTTCCAGGTGGCAGTTATGTCGTCCACCGCAGAGTCGTGGTAAAGGTACTCGCGCACTGCATGTAGAGTCATGAAAGACCATTGACGAAATGCCCCAATGTGCCGGAACTCATCTTGCAGGTGGTTTTCCCACCGTTCCATGCTGCCCAACACGTCGAAATCCATGATGCAGTCTGGCGTATTGGGGATAAGTCGGACCCCGAGGACGTGGAGGGAGCCCTCACGCTCGCTAAATTGCACAGTTCGCCGCACGGAGTGCCAGCTCGCTCGCATTCCTCGATCAGTGCAGAGCCATTGAAGCGCTGGCAACTCCAGAGCCCGTTCCAACTGAAACCCCGCGAAGTCTAATAGTCGACCGATGGCTTCTAGGGCCGCTTCCCGAGAAGTCGCCAATCGAATGACTCGGTTTTCATGCTGCACCAGCACGGCATCAAGGCGTCGGGTCAGCGCGAACAGGGCTTCCGTGAGTTCCGCACGCGTTGGGACAGTCATCCTCTATGGCTCACCGATAGTAGCGGCGATGCTCGACCATCGTTCCGATGATCACCAGTTCTTGTCTGTCGCTATAGAACGACGGAAAGTCTTCGTTCAATGGAACAAGCTCGAACACGTCATTGCCGTTAGCGTCCAGACCTCGGGGGCGGTATTTTTTAAATGTGGCCTCTTCCCCCCCGTTCATCGCCACGACGAATGAACCTGGCCTTGGGACCACCTCTTGATCGATGATGATCTTGTCGCCCGGGGCAAATTGCGGCGCCATGGAAAGGCCCCGGATCTCCAGCCCAAAGGCCCGCTCCGAGAGGGGAATGTCCGTAAAAAGATACTCAGGCGCCTCGCCGCTGAAATGCGCGCCCATTTCTGTAAGTTGGCCGGCTTGTACGTAGTTGATCACCGGCACGCGTCGGCCGGTGCCGGCCGAGGTGGCAAGCGGAGCAGCACTGAAGGGTGGAGCGTCGTCAGGCCAGTCCAACCAACCGGCCGGCTTGCCAAACGCCTGCTCAATCCGGGCCGCCATTTTGCTTCCAATACCGCGCACGGGAGAGTTACCTGCAATCTGCCAAGCCTGCGAAGGGGATATGCCAACCAGCTCCGCGAAGCGCGCCTGTCCGCCGGTGGCCTCCACGAGCTGTTGAACTTTCTTCAAGCGGTTTTGTGATCGGTCCATGGCTCGATTCTCCCAGAAATTTAGCAAATGCTACACTATCATAAGATTGATTTTATAAATATCTTTTGATATTGTTTTGCTGTTCGATCTAGGGATAGCTGATGAACCTCTTGGACTACCTCAACAGTCTGCGTCCGGCAGACCAAGCCGCGTTCGCCACGCGTTGCGGCACGTCGGTCGCGTATCTGCGCCAAGTTGCCTACGGCAACCGCCGGTGCGGGGAAGGCCTTGCGATCTCCATTGATCGCGAGTCCGGCCGTCAAGTACGTATGCAGGCTTTGCGGCCTGACGTGGATTGGAATCATCTCGCGCGGGCTGCTGCCCATGCCTAAGCCCAACGCCACGCTCATCGACCGCGGCGAAGAGACCGAGGGGCGCTGGCGACCTGTGCCGAAAGGCGGAAGGCGCGGCGCTGGGGTGTGCGTCGATCAGATTCGACGCAGACGAACGCCGGTGGCAACGACTTCGAAGGTCTGGCCATCAATCATCTTGACGAGCTTCCCATCCAGCTGGTGCGAGCGCAAGCCCGGCACCCATTCAATCCCATCAAACGAGCGGACTTCGATGAACGACTGGTACGTCTCAAGGACATGTCGAACTCCGGCTTCGTCAACGACGTCGGTCTTTGCTGTGAGTTCAGTTTTCAGAGACATGGGGATACTCCGATGAGTAGGTTTACAGAAGAGCAAGACAGCATCGGCGTCCAAGCGTCGGATAGCTCGATCCTTAGAGTGCGAATTGACGGTGCCCAGGCTGACCAAGCCCTGGGCACTTTGAGGCACCGTCTACTTGAAGAATTTCCCGAGGCTTCGCTTGAGTTGGTCAGCGATCTGCTTCTTTGCGCTCTCGATAGCGGAGCCATACGTACCGGCAGCTCCGCATCCCTTGCAGGTGATGGTGTCGGTGGTCTTGAGATTTGCCTGGACACCGCCCGGGTAGTCGAATTCCTTGCTTCCACACTTCGCGCAGGACAGGGTAATCGTGTCGCTCATGGTCAGCCCCTTTCGGAATTGATTGATGTTGAGGAACGCCAATCATATCCGGCTGGGGCTGGCCGCCTCATTTCTTGCCGCCACGTTCCCGGCGACACCCGGACGCCGCCGGCGCCTGGTGCCGTCTGGATCGGCCCCGAGGACGTGTAGCCATGGATACCGCCGTCCTCTCTTTGGTCTTGTTCGCCTCGATCAGCTGGGCGCTGGCCCTGGCCATTGGGGGCAGCATCGGCCTTTGGCTGCTGTGGCGCCGCCGCGCGATGCGCAAGTGGATCGCAGCCTTCGATCGAGGCCTGGAGCGTGAAGAGCGCATCCGGGCCGACTTTCAACGCCGCCATCGGTTCAGGTCGTAGGCGGACAACGGTGTGCACACGGCTAGGGTAGCTCCCGAAAAAGATGGACTCCTCCACCCATCCTGCCGCCGTGCCTTCCCCAGTGGAGCGATGGAGGTTCTATGACCCCCCGCATGATTGTCCCGCTGCTGCGCTACACGGACGCGCAGGGCAAAGAGCATGAAGTGACGTTGATCCAGGCACAGCACGACCAGCCGCCGCGCATCGTGTCCAGCCGGTGCGACGGTTCGAAATGGCCTGGTGTCGACGTGTCGCTGGGCGCGCTGTTCGATATCTCGCTTCGTGATGGTCCGATCCGCCAGGCGATCGGCGATGGGCCGGAGTATGCGGAACTGCCGGCCGAACGAGTACGCGACGCAGCCGAATTGGCCCTGCGAGCGCTGCCGCCCACGGCGGGGCGTTTTCGCGTGGTTTGGGTGCCGGACGACGGCTTGCCGTTTTGAGGGCTGCGCATTGACACACGAGAACACGTCGCCGCAGGTCGAGGACGGTCACACGCGCATCGCCAACGAGTTGTTGGAGGCGATGTGCCGTGCCGGCTTCTCGGCGCGCCAGTGGGCTGTTGTGATGGCTGTGGTGCGCAAGACCTACGGTTACGGGAAGAAGAGCGATGAGATCGGCCTTACACAGTTGGAACAGATGACCGGAATCGCAAAGACCCACGTGGGAAAGACCGTCCGCGAACTGTGCGCCGCCGGCGTATTGCGCCGTGACACCGGCGTCCATGGCTACCGCTTGGGCGTCAACAAGCGATATGGCCAATGGCAACTCGCTGCCTTATCAGGGATGACCAAAATGGTCACCGGAGTGACTGAATCAGTCACCCCCAATACAGTGACCAAAACAGTCACCCCAGTGACCGAATCGGTCACTACTAGCGGGGTGACCAAATCGGTCACTGGGGGTGACCAAAACAGTCACGGGGGTGACCAAATCGGTCACAGTGACCAAATTGGTTTTTTAGGGGTGACCGATTTGGTCACCACAAAAGGATATAAAACAAAAGAAAGAAAACCCTCTCGTACCATCCTGTCGGATGGCACGTGTGATCGAGCTGCGCCGGCACGTCAAAACGGTGGGGCAGATGAGCCTTCCGCAGAGTTCATGACGGCATGGTCGGCCTACCCCAAGCGCGAAGGTGGAAACCCGCGTAAAGCGGCATGGACGGCATGGAAGGCTCGGGTTCGTGCCGGCGACGCTACGGCGCAGGAACTGGTCGAGGCAACTCGCGGCTATGCCAAGTTTTGCGATACCGGGCACAAGACCGGCACGCAATTTGTGCTGATGGCCAGCACGTTCTACGGCCCCGGTGAACACTGGCGCGAATGGTTGCCGTCGACGCCTGACACGGCCGCAAGCGCACCAGGCGGGGTTAAGCCATGGTACGCCGTGGTCGGGTTTTCCAACCAGTGGGAGGCGGAGAATGCCGGCTGCACCGAGGGCAACCGCTGGATGTGGGAAAACCGGCAGCAGGTGCGCACTGAGCAGGATTGGCCGGCTTGGAAGGCCAGCCAGGCCGCTGCACGGGGGGCGTCCGAATGAACGCGCAGGAACTGTCCCGCCGGCTGGCGGACTCGGCCGCGACCGTCGCCGCGTATCTGTTGCCCGGCGGCAAGAAACACGGACGGGAATGGAAGATCGGCAACGTGTCGGGCGATGCTGGCGATTCGTTGTCCGTTAGCATCAGCGGCGCAAAGGCGGGAGTCTGGTCCGATTTCTCGGCAGGCATCGGCGGCGACCTGTTGGACTTGTGGATGGCGGTGCGGCGTTGTGACCTGCCCGAGGCAATGCGGGAAGCCAAGCAATACCTGGGCGTGCGCGACGACGCTCCGCTGAAACCGCCCAAGCGCGAGCCGTACAAACGCCCGGCCAAGCCCCAATGCCGGGCGCCGAAGTCCCGTGTACGAGAGTGGTTGACGGGCCGCGGCTTGACCGAGGAAACCATCGCGGCATTCAAGATCGGCGAGCAAGAGCGAGGCGACAAGGTCTACGCGATTTTTCCGTACCTGCGCGACGGCGAGCTGGTCAACACGAAATCCCGCAACCCGGACGAGAAGAAGGACATGCTGCAAGCCGGGGGCGCCGAGCCCTGCTTGTTCGGCTGGCACCTCATCGACCCGAACGCGCGGATGGTCGCCATTTTCGAGGGCGAGATCGACGCGATGACCGGCCACCAGGTAGGTATCCCCTCGCTGTCGGTGAACGCCGGCGCCGGGAACCACCAGTGGATCGAGAACGACTGGGAGCGGCTGCAGCAGTTCAGCGACATCGTGCTGTGCTACGACAACGATGAGGCCGGGCACAAGGGCGCGCGTGAGGTGGCCACGAGGCTGGGCCTGGAGCGTTGTCGCATCGCCACCTTCGGCAAGGCCAAGGACGCCAACGAATACCTGACCGAATACCAGGCCAGCGGCGAAGACTTCGAACATTGCATCAAGCAGGCGCGAGGGCTGGACCCGGATGAACTCCAGCAACTGGCCGACTTCATGCCTGCCACGCAGGCGATGTTTTGGCCCGCTCACGACGCACCGGCCTATCCCCAGCTTTCATTCTGCGGCCGGGCCATGGACTGGTGGGAATGGCTGCCGGCGCGCGTCAGCGTGTGGACCGGCATCAACGGCCACGGCAAGAGCCTGATGCTCAGCCAGGCCCTGATTCCCGTGATGCAGAGCGACGTCCCGGTGTGCATGTTTTCGGGCGAGCTGACGCCGGCTCAGCAGCTCAAGCGCCTGGCCAAGCAGATCACGGGTATCGACCGGCCCACACCGGCGTACCTGAGTGCCGTCCAGAACTGGTTGCAGGGCCGCATGTGGATCTTCAACGTGGTCGGCATCGCCGGCCTGGACCGGCTGCTGGAGGTTTTTGCCTACGCCGCGAGTCGCTACGGCTGCGGCCACTTCGTCATCGACAGCCTGATGATGCTCGACGTACCCGAGGACGGCCCGGGCTCAATGACGGCGCAGAAGACAGCAATGCGCAAGATCGTGTCCTTCGCACACGCCACTCAGAGCCATGTCCACCTCGTCGCACACCCGCGCAAGGCGAGCGACGAAACCAAGGCGCCGGGCAAGCTGGACGTCGCCGGCAGTGGCCACATCACGAACGGCGCCGATAACGTGTTCTCGGTCTGGTCCGCCCAGAAGCCACCCGGCGAAGACACCGATACGCCCGATGCGCGGCTGGAAGTGCTCAAGGATCGGGATGATGTCGGCCGCCGCAAGATCAGCCTGTACTTCAACCGCAGCACGGGCCAGTACACGCTGGATGATGCCCGCCGCTCATACCAATACCTCAAGTTCAGCCAGGAGGCACGATGAAAGACCTATGGGTGCTGGAATGGTCCCATGAGGCCAACACGTTCCACGTTCAGGAGCTGAAACGCTCGATCGACGGCTGGCGCCGCCATTTCCTTGCGAATTCGGCGCCGAATGATTGGGTGCCGATTTTCATGGGCACCGAGCAAGAAGTCGATGCCGAGGCAGAACGGCTGGACCAAATCATGGTCGCGCGAGCGCAGATCCGGCGAGAACAGGACGGCGCGTAAGTTCGAAGATTTTTTAGGCCTTTGCCGAAGTGACGAAAGGCCTACCGAAGTACAACGCCGCCGCCCTCGCGGGCTGGAAGGTGTTGCGCTTTACCGAGGGGGGGCGTCCTGGACGGTTCCGCGGTTGAGCTTGTGGCGCGGCTGTTGCGCGTCCCACCCTACAACCCGGGAATCGTTTGAAGGATAGATCATGCTCGATCAACAAATGGAAGACGCCTGGATCGAATTGGCCCACCAGCAGCCCGCTGTCGCCCAGGCAATCACGAATTTCGAACGCCCGCGCACGATTGACGGCGCCCGTCCCGCCTCCTACGGGTGCCAGTGCTGGCGGTGCCAAGGCGGCTGGATTGCCCTGGCTGACCGGCCGATCCTGGACAAGATCCTCGCCAAACACCTGATGCGGATGAGCGAGTCCGAGCGCGGTGAATGGATGCTCAACTGGGCGGCGCAGCCCAAACATCGGAAGGCGGATCAGGACCAGCTCAACGCCTGGCTGCGCATCGTCGGCGGCAGCGACGAGCCGGCGCCGGCGTATCCGGTCTACACGGTCCCGGGGGCGGCATGACGGAGCGCACGACGCCGTTCCCCCGTCTTGCGGTAGCGCTGGCCTACGCCTTCACCGACGAGCGGCACTCCACCAACCGGCCGGCCATGGCGCGCGCCGCTGATGTCCGGCTGGGCGAGCCTGGCCCGCTGGCGGGTATCGACGGTGCAGCCGAGATCGCCAAGCTGCGGCAGTTTCTGGAACGAGGCCTGGAACCGCTGCACCTGGCGGTGCTGTACGCCCGCTACGGCCAGCGCAAGACCCACTGCAAGTGCTGCGGCAGCGAGGGCGACCACCCGGACTGGTCGGGGGCGCTCCACCGTGTCGCGGGGGCGCTGGGGGCGTACCTGTCGATGCGCACAGCCCATAGCGCGCTGCTGTATGCCCTGGTGCGCCGTCATTACGACACGGGCAGCATGCGGACGCTTCAGTCTCTGGCCGACGAATACGGGTGCAAGGTGCGCAGTGTCGAGCGGGCGAGCGCCAGGGCAGGGGACTGGCTGCGCGGTACCCGGGAGAAGAAGGGGGCCGAGCCGATCTACGGCGTCGAGCAGGCAGCGCATGCAGCTGCAGAGAAACTGCTGCGCGAAGCCGGATTTATTCCTTGATCGTTGACTTATGCGGAAACGACCGCCATAATCAGCAATAACGGATTTTCTCAGAAGTCCGCCCGCTGAGCCCGCTTGCATATGCAGCGGGTTTTTTTGTTGGGGGTTGTGGATCACTGCGGGAGTGATGACTACATGTGAGGAAGGAACGCGATCTTATAGCCGCATGCGATGAGTGCCAATACTCCTAGAACGTACGGGACCAAGATAACAATTGATCCACGGCTAAAGATGAGGCTTCCGAAGGCCGTAATGAGGTGGATGCGAATCCACTCGCAGCCATCAATGTCGAACGCGTGATTATCTTCAGGGTCGTGCGGGAAGCGTTGTTCAAAATCCCCCGGTCCATCATCAGACCGGCGCCAAGTGCAAGAGGCTCGGTACCACTCGATATGGCTGACGTCGACCGAGTAGGAAGACGGGGAAAAAGTGAACGGGGGATATGGCGTACCGTCAGCATGTGTACGCTGATCATGTGCGGCCTTTTCCTTTGTGTGGATGATTCTGGCTAGTGGTTTTTCAAGCCTGCGATACAGGCGTCGCATGTGATCCTGCCTGCAAGCTTTCCATCCGTTCGCCCGTTGAACACTGAAGTGATACCTCAGCCCGAAATAGAGCAGGATTGGAACTGCGGCGATCCAAATTCGAAAACGAGTCTGTCCATCGGTCGCCAGCCCCACGAAGTTTGCCAGGAATGGAACGTCTACGCGCAGCCACCAACCCAGTAAAATCGCCGCGCTGATTGCTACAAAGTTGCGGCGGGCTTTCTCGTCCACGTCATCTGCTGGGATATGGCTCACAGTTTCTTCCTCAACACATGGGTTGATTCAAGGTCGCAGCCTAGCTGCTGAGTCGCCGCCTCAATGCGAACGGTCTATCGGTGCATCTAAAAAGGGCCCGCCAGCGAAAGCAGCGGGCCTTTGGCACCCATATACGCTGCTGGTCGCGCCGGACTTGCACCGAAAGGCGGAAGCGGCTTCATCTTGGCCTGCCATGTGGAATTATGCTCTGCCAGGTTTCCAGCCAGTAATCGGCCATTTTTACACTTTCAACGGAATTTGCCTGATGTCGAAGGGCCATTAGCCGTAGCATTCCATTGGACAGCTCGTCCTGTATTGCCAATCTGGCTGGTGCACGAGAGTTTCGAATCCACAGAGTATTTTGACTGGTGAGGCCAGTGAGAGGATCTTCGGCATCCACTAACTCTTCTGGACCGAGCAATTTCGCCTGTTGCCACGATTTCCCCAACGGGTAGACCACTGTGTCGAATGCGGCCGTGAAAGCTCGGTCGAGTGCCTTCAGGCCATCTGTGCAGGAAAGGCCTGCAAGATAAGAGAGAAAGCTGACATTGGTCTGGTTGTTGGGAGCGACCTTAAGAAACTTCTTCACCGACTCTCGGGATCGAACTGCGATCTGGCTTTTCAGAATCTCCACGCCCTCTTTCAGAAGCGCTAGGGTGGAGCGCTCGATTCTCGGACCTGCTAATGCGGATTTGTAGATCCGAGTCTCGGTCTCTTCCGAAATCCAAGCTTTCGCCACTTTCGCTAGTTTGTTGATTTGCAGGCAGAGTTGACCCACTTTTACGTTTGATTTGCATCTAATTCTGACCCACCTCGTGAACACTATCCTGCTCGGTACCCGTGCAGGAGACAGGAG